TGCCCTGATATCTCAGTTTTAACTCCGTTCATTATTGTCTTTATACTGCCAGAAGAATAATCATAAGATATAGTTACAAAATTCCATGCATCTATTGTATAATCATTTGTAGTTAATTCTGCGTATGTCGCACCCGCACCTACGATACCGGCATAACATTGTAATTTATAATTACCAGTTGTGTTATTCATACCAATTGAAAAAGTATACGGTGGAACGTGCTCAGTTGAAATTAAAGATTCTATTTCAGCATTAGGTTTGAACCACATTGAAATCGTAAAATCTGTAAAGGCTTGGAGAGTGGATTCTTGTGTAGTAGATGTACTACCATTAAAAACAGCACATTGATTATATACCCCATCTGTGTATGTAATGTCTGTAGGAGTAGCATCGTTATTGCCACTTTCATCTGTTGCATCATTATTAAATAAATATAGGGCTTTACAAGAACTATCAGAAAATATGTCAAGTGTTGTTTCATCTGAGTACTCATTCCTGATATTAAACTCCAAATTACTACCAGTGCCAGTTGACCGGGCATCGAGCTTGATTGTGTTCTTGCCTGTGAGATCGAGAATATCCCCGCCTGTTAAGGTCTTGGTAACTGTTTCGTTAAGGCTGTCTGTTGTCGCTGAGAGTTTAAGTGCGTAATCGCCTTGGGTTTTTATTGTGGATTCGGAGAATGAGTTTAGGGCTGTGGTTTGGAGTTCTATGTGTCTAACCCCTTGAAATTGGACACCTCCATAATTATCAGCAAACTTAAATGCGTAATATCTATAAGCTGTTGAATTTGTAAAAGTTATGTACTTTGGATCAGCTACGTTGGATGCTGTATGTTGGTCAAAAGTAGATTGCGAAAGTCCGGTAATTTGAGTCCAGTTAGTGTCTGTGGCATATGTTAATTCAGCAAAAGCTGCCGCATTATCTGATCCCCATAAAGTAAAATTCTGGACACCGTTTGTCGTGCTGTTGCCGGAATCGTGACTATTTTCATAATAAACTCTATTAATTATTTTGCTTGACCCTAAATCAATATGGAATCTCTGATTTGTTATCTCGTCATCACTCAACCAGTTTGTATCAGTATCGCTCCCAGTTAAAGATGCAGTAGGGTCTGTCGCAGCCCACGGTGGTGTAGCAGCACTATTATAGGTTGTAGCTTTAACATAAGTAGTGCTTTGTGCAGTAGGAAACTGCCCCGTATAAGCCGTTGCAGACGTAACATAAGCACTCTGAGCAGCACCGTCTGTGGCGTACTCCATGTAGTCTATTTCGAGGGCAGCAGGACTTGAACCTCTGATAAAGGCAAGAACTCTTTTATGAGCTAATTGAATAGTCATGTTAAACCTCCGGTGTCCAACCATTAGTTGTGATAAGCCAATCGTCTGCTGTGTAGTATTGAAAGACCGCTATATCTCCAGCGGTTGACAAGTTCGTAAGGTTCTTACCTTCAGCGTTTGTTGTGCCGTCCATTAGATAACCATCATTGGCATTTGTATCTACGATAACCTCTATTGCTCCGAGTGTTATAATGGTGAAGTTCATTCCTGCTACCATTAGCGGGAGTTGACAAGTGCCGGTTACGTTGCAAATGAACGTACCACCGTAAAGATTAGCTCCGGTAAAGTTTGCTGCGAAATTTGCTGCTGAGTCTGTAACCGGAGTAAGACTTGGTAAAGCTCCCGCACTTGTAAGTCCTGTTAATGATGTAATGTCACTATTAGCACCATCTGAAGCAGCATTGGCAACTTTGGCCAAGGGTATACCATCGTTGTCAAGACCTGTCATTGAGGTGATGCTAGAGTTAACTGGACTTATACTTGCCACTGCAGCGTCTGCTAATACTACATCTGCGTTAGTTGTTACTACATCTGCGTTAGTTAGTACTACATCTGCTGCTGTATCTATAGCGTCTTGTGCTGTAGTTGCTGCGTCTGCGGCAGTATCTATGGCGTCTTGTGTCGTTGTCACTACATCTGCATTTGTTGATACTACATCTGCGTTAGTCAGTACAACATCAGCATTTGTTAGAACTAAATCTGCTGCTGTCGCGATTTCATCAAGTGCTGTTGCAGCAGCGTCTGCTGTAGTTGTTACTACGTCTGCATTCGTTAGTACAACATCAGCGTTAGTTGATACTACATCAGCATTTGTTGACACCACGTCTGCAGCTGTTGCAGTTGCATCTGCGTCAGTTAGTATCTCATCTGCTGCAGCCGCAGCTGCAGACACAGCAGCAGCAGCAGCAGATGCAGCAGCAGCAGTAGTATATGAAGATACGCTACTCATGAGTATAAACTGAGTATTGGCTAAATCATAGCTC